CTCCGAACCCTGTCACAGCTTAGGAGCTGCCAAAGTGCATAGCCTGTTGATGGGCGATGCACCGAGGGAGATTTAAAACACCAACTGCGCTCGGAGAAACCCTTGGCAAGATTTTTTCGGACAGGGGTTCGATTCCCCTCATCTCCACCACATAAAAAAGTCAGCAAACAAGCCATATTCAGTGTTTATCGACTTATTTGCTGACTTTTGATAATCAATATTTTGTTTTAAAATGCGTTATTTTGCACTAAAAATCATTATTTTGTTTTAAAATCCAACACAAAATCCAACATGAAATTAGGCTTGTTTTTGAGTGTTCAGCTTCTCTGAAAAATTACTTTCAAAAATGTTAATAATTTTGGTATTCATTTCTTCTTGCTTGTCTCTTAGGGTGTGTTGATAAATATTTTGCAGAACTGACACAGATTTCCAACCACCTATTTGAGCAATATGTTTATCGGGAATACCTTTAGCATGAAGTTCTGAGGCAAAGTAGTGGCGGAGTTTGTGGAAGGTTATGTGAGGTACATCGCATTTCTCAACAAGCCTACGAAACTGACCGTACAGCGTGGCAGGCGAACAACCAAAATATTTCCATTCTCTCACTTCTTTTAGGATATGCGGGGGAAGCGGAATGAATCGGTTTCCTGCATTTGTTTTTGGCGGTTTAATAACAACATTATTGTCTTTGTCATAGACAGCGGCCTTGTTCACGGTGATACCTATATCTGTAATATCATCGGGAGTTAAGGCGCAAATTTCGGAACGGCGAAGGCTGCCCGAGCTTGCAAGCAGGATTGGCACACGAATAAAATCATTTGCGTTATTTAGCAAAATGTTAATCTCGGCGGTTGTCGGGATTATGTATTTAGGCTCAACCTTTTGCGGAAGTCTTGTTGTTATAATAAACCCGGGGCGATACGCTTTGAAAACTGCCGAAAGCAGTCCGTGTGAGTTCCTCACGGTCTTGGGTGAGTACTTTGCTGACATTTCGTTGACAGCCAACTGAATATGCTCCTGAGTAATGTTGTCAAGCTTCATCGGCATAAGCGCTTTAAAATCGTTTCGCAGGTTCTTTTCATATCCGTCAACAGTTGATGAGGAAAGAACAGCGGATTTACTGTCAATGTATCTGCGGTATGCCTGAGCAAGGGTCATATTACTGTATGACAATTCCCGATTTTCACGGTTGTGTGTAAATTCTGCGGCGGTATACTCTGCCTCTTTTTTGGTCGGGGCGGTAAACGATTTATAATGCCATTTACCGTTTTCGTCTTTGTAATCAGGAACTAAAACACGATAGTTGCCCGATTTCAGTTTTTTGGCTTTTGCCATAATATCATCTCCTGTAATGTGGTATCGGCTCTTGTTCCACCAAGTAAAAATGCCGACACCCTTTCAATTTTCCTCGTACTGTTCCAGCAGTACGGGGATTTTTTAATTACCAAACCATTTAAAGGCTCGTCTAAATCCTGCTTCTTCTGCTTCAGCCACCGTCATTGCGTAGAATTCCCCTTTCTTGCTGATTTTAGTAGAATCATATTGTTGGTCGAAAGGCAAATGATATATTTTTGTTTCACCATACATATCACGACCAATATTACATTTTATACATGGGTAATCATCAACTTCAATATTTTCTTTGAATTTTATACCTAAGTATTTTGCCATTTTCTTAGCCATAGGAGATAGTTGAATATTTGTTATTAAAACTCCCTTAACATTTTCTTTAGGGCAATTGTGCTCAATGCAATAGCTTGCCATAGTACCATATAGTTGAGTTATATGTTTTTCATGTATTTCTTTTTTTGAACTCTAATATTTACATTCTCTTGTAGACTTGACCACGGTTGCCGACATCAACAATTGTTATAAGAAGAATATCGTTATTGATTTCATAGATAACACGATAATTGCCGACACGCAGACGGTAAGCGTTGCTGTTTCCTGACAAGGCTTTTACATCACCGTCAGGAAGTTTTGAAACAGCTTTCAAAATCCGTTCTTGTTGATTACGGGGCTGAGATTTAATAAACTTCTGAGCCTTTTTGTTCAGTTCAATTTTATACTTCATCACAGATTTATCCCCAACTCATTGGCAAAATCTTCAAGGCTGACATTTTCGCTTGAGTCAGACGGGTTATTCTTGTATTCGTCATAGAGTTTCTGGCAGTAAGCGTCATCTTCTGCGTCATCTACGATATGTCTTAAACTTTGCAACATAGTGAGCAGTTCTTCAAGCTGTTCTTCTGAAAAGTCGTTTATAAGGTTAATAATTTTTTCTTTTGCTGACATACGGAATCCTCCTTGTTTTATAGTATTCAAAATTCAATATAAATAATATTTCCTACACGCTTGAAATCAGGCGTGTTTTTCTTTTATGTCTGAAAAATCGGGAGTTGTGTATTTTGCGTTGCCGATTAAATCTTCTGAATATTCAAGCAATTTTTCTTTTCCACTATCATTAAGCAAATGGTAATTATGCAATAGCTTTTGTGTATCATCTTTGCTTTCTATTGGTTTGACATTCCTCTTAATTTCGGAAAATGTATCTAAGATATTTTCAACCTTATAGATTTCACACAACTTTAGAAGTAAGTCGGCATCAGGTTGACTTCGGGCATTTTCCCAACCGCTCACGGTCTTTCCACTCTTTCCAATGATTTCACCGACTTCATCAGCGGTCATACCTTGTTCTGCTCTCAATCTTTTTAAGACTGAGGCAATATATTCTCTTGACATTGGGTTATCTCCTTATCTGAATTATCATTATAAATATATTATATTTTCAGAAGTCAAGATTGTCAAGACATAATTCTTAATTTCTAAGAAAATTATTTTAAAAAATGCTTGACAATCTTAAAAATTAAGAGTATATTATAGTTACAATCTTAGAAATTAAGAAAGGCGGTGACATAAATGATAAGACATAACATTCTCGACATTTTTAACGAACGAATTTATGAGTTAGGAATTAAGCAGAAGTACATTGCTGAGAAGATGAACATAACACAGGACAGGTTGTCTAGAATCTTATCAGGTAAGAGTAATATGTTAGCTGATGAAATGATTACTCTTTGTGCTTTACTTGATTTAGAGATTAACCCACAACTGTTTTATTGTCAGAAAACCGCATAAGAACCGATACCACATTACATAAAACCAAAGTAGGGGGTGAGAGGAATGATGAGTGATGATGACAGAGCAAAGGTTGTAAAGTGCCTTGTAGATTTCATTGATAAGGTTACAAAAAAAGAACGACCTTCAAAGGCAGAAGTGGAAGTTCTGCCCGAGGTCGTAAGAGCTTTAAGAGAGTTTAATACCTTGTAAAGAACCGATACCACATTACAGGGAAATAACTGCAAGGGGGTGAGGAAATCAATTCTAAGAAACTCAAAGAGTTAATAAAAAATGCAGGCTACACACAGGTAAGACTTGCAGAAGAACTTGACATATCACCCAACTCTCTTTCATCTAAAATAACGGGTAAGTCCGAATTTACTTTAAGAGAAGCAAAAAAAGTTTGTGAATGTCTTGATATAGCAGACCTGAGCAAAAGGGCAGAGTTGTTTTTGACATAAAAAAACAAGCACCGACGGTCCTTTCATCGGTACTTGTTCCCAATTTTTTTACCTGTGTAAATTGCAGTCAGAAGTGAGTACAAAGGTTTCTCTCGCTTTTTTAACTGGTGAGGAACCAGTGAACTTCGTCTCAACATCTGACATCAGCAAAAGGACTACCGATTTCTTGATTTACTGCGTCACTTAAGCGGTTTGGCTCCGCTGTGATAGCCTTAGCATTCGCATTTAACAGGAACCGGCAAAGTCAAAAGTTTGGTCAAAATAACCAACTCCTTCCTTTTGCCCAAAAATAGGCTAATTTCATTATACAAATATTTTTGTATAATGTCAAATTATTTTAAACCGATACCACATTACAGGGAAATAACCACAAGGGGGTGAGAGGAATGGGCGACATTATCATATTGATACTTATGATTATTCTCGCAGTTTCCAAAACTATAGAGGCGGTACTAACCTTTAATGAAGTATGTGAAGATCGTTCCAATAATCATTGCAACAATCTCAACGATAGTTCCGATGATTTTCCAGAAAGACGGTTTCTTATACCACGGCTTCTTATTGCGGGAATTTGCATCGGTACGACTGTCGGATACGGAATCATAGTAGTTAAAGAAATCTTTCTGTAAGCGTTTGAGAATGTTTTCAGCAAGTGCTTTACTGCTTTTGAAATCAATAGGCAGGCATACGGTGACGAAAATGCTGTCGGGAGTGAATGAGGCGGTAATATAATCATCATTCTGTGAAAAATCAAATACGAAAAATTCAAAGGTTTTTACATTAAGATTTTTAGGAATGTCATTTATATCCGCCGAAACGGTTGTGTTATCGGAACAGTATGTAAAGGTACATTTGCAAAAATCAAAAGGAATGCAGTCTTTTAAAAGATTATAAATCTCAGACAATGTCTGAGCAGTAAATTTGTTATAGCTGTCTGATGACAGCTGTGCAGTAGCTTTATATTTTGTGTTCATAATCAAACCTTCTTTCGTTCTGATTATAACATAACGGTCAAGACAGAACCGATACCACATTACAGGAAAATAAAAGTAGGGAGAATCATTATGAATGAAATCAGAGTAAGAATTAAAGACCTCATCAAAGAGCTTCAAATGTTGCAAAAGGACGGCTACGAATGTGCCGACCTCATAATTGAAGAAGCCGAACCCGAAGAAGGCATTCCGGCTCGCATTATGCTCAGCGACTACGGCTGTGTATTTGAATGCAAAGACTGACAAGGGGGAGTGAGAGAATGGATAATCGTAACATCACAAGTATTGTTGTTAATTACGATAACGGCGAAATAGAAACCTTAAATAAAGGTGTAGTTGTTGGCTTTGATGAAATCGACAACGAAGAAGAAACTATCAAGGTCAGCTATCGTATGTGCGATATTAAAGGCAACGAGTTAGCAATGGTTGTTGAAGCTATTATTGCATTGGGCGACAAACTCGGAATGTTTGACAACGGGGGTGATAGCAATGAAGATGATTAAAGTGAAAATTGATACTTTAATCAGTAAACTCGAAGAAATCAAGGCAAGCGGACACGAAACGGTGCATTTGTCTATTGTAGAGGGTAACCCAAGGCACAAAATCCCTGCGCATGTTGACCTTGATGCAGACAAGGATTTTCGTTGTGTGCTCGAGGTGAGAAAGTGAGCCGAATTACAGTAAGGATTGATGACCTAATCGGTCAGCTTAACGAGTTAAAACGAGATGGTGCTGAAAAAGTTTTGCTTGAAATTGAAGAAGGTGTTGCAGACCCCGAGGAGAATTGTCCGAATAGGATAAATATGATGCCTGCATATCATCCGAGTGAAATTTTTTCGCAAGTTTATGAAAGCTACTAAAGCAAAAGTCGATACCAGATTACAGGATTACAGAAATAAATAATGAAAGGGTGAGAAGAAAATGCCGAGAAAATTAGCTAAGCCCGAGGACAAATTAAAAAGGCAGTTGATTGCCAATATACAGTATGAAGCTGAAATCAGGAGTATTGACCGTGAAGGACAGGCTCTTGTGGCACATTGCTCTGAGGGTACATACAGGAAAAGACTTAAAGATCCGGGTACTTTTACCGTGGAAGAGCTGTCGAGGCTTGCCAACAAATTTGGCATACCTATTCAAAGCCTTTTCAAGGCTAGGGTGGTGTGTGATGAATGAATGACAAAACACTTGACGAACTCAACGATATGGCCAAAAGATGGATTGACGGAGAGGTTAATCATCTTGAAGTTGTGTCATTGAAATTGTTTGACCGTTTGTTGGTTCTGGAACTCGCCAACGCATACAGTATGTGCAAGGTTGGTTTGTTATCAGAGAAGTACACTGCCGCCTACAAATTAAAATTTTTTCAGGAGTACAGGGAACTCAAACTCAAAACGGAGCATTTGCTCGTACAGCAGGAACAGCAGATTGACTCCGTGAGGAGTGCAAGTGTAACTCTTTCGGAAGTCTGCAAGGAATACGGTAAAGGTGAGGTTGACCTCGTCAAGCTGTGCGAGTTGCAGGCAAAGGCAATTGATGAGCTGACACATGAGAATGTTCATATCAAGCTGTGGAACTCAGTCAGAGCATACAAAAAGCCGAAAGATTACGCAAGACGGCATATGAGCAAGATTGTTGATGAGCTTATAGAACGGTTTGGATGTAAGGTGCCGTTTGAACAGGTTGTTATGTCATATCTCAACACTTGCCTTAAAGACAACCGCAGAGAGATGTGGGAACAATTGACAGGCGACGATTACCCCACGAAGGCTAGACAGCAGTTGCCGGTTAAGGACGGTAACGCAAAAGGTGAGCTGGAATCAATGAAGAAACATTACGGTGTGAGAACAGGGAAAAAAGTTGTAAAGGAGAGTGTCGAAAAATGATTTTTGTATCAAGAAAGAAATACAAGCGTTGCAAGAGACAGCTTGAAGATGTGCAAGTAAGATTAGCTTCAACAAAAATTGAACTTATTGACGCACATAACGATGTCAGATATTTAAGAGACAGAATTGTTAGAGCTTTCAATGGCTTTAATGAACTTTGTGAAAAGAACAATTTGCCTTTGCCGTTTGATTTGAAACTGATTGAAGAAAGTCTCGCAGATAAAGGGCATATCGAAATTGAAGAAACAGCAGAGGATTATATTTGTGCAAGCTATAAGGAGTAAAAAATGATTTTCAGAAATTGGAAGAGCAAAAGCGAAATCAAGAGAGAGTCGGCAAAAAAGGAGCTTGATATTAAGCACCTCAACAACCGCAATGTAATTGCCGACGAAATCACAAATGTACAGCTTGACATTATTGACCGACTCAAAGCAGAGAACAACGAACTCAGAGCCGAAAATGAAAGGCTCAAAGCAGAAAATCTGACACAGGGCTTTGAGTGCGTCGGAGTATCGGCTATTTGATTGTAAGGAGAATAAAACCAATGATTGATTGTTCAAAAACAGAGAATTATTTCATTGAGAAGATGAGGATGACGAAAAGGACAAGGGGGGAAGGATGCAAAATTAAATGTTCCGAGTGTCCGCTATCCAGTCAGAATAACGGGACATCTGAATGTATGAGCTGTATAACTTTTGAAATGTATTACCCTCAACGAGCAATTTCAATAGTGCAACAGTGGAGCGATGAGCATCAGCAAAAGACATTTGTTACAGAGTTTTTGAAACATTATCCGAACGCTCCGCTTTGCGATGACGGAACACCAAATTTTTGTCCTTCTCGTTTAGGGCTTATGAGCATAGATGATTGCAGAAAAGACCATAACTGCGTAAAATGCTGGAATCAGCCTATTGAGGGCGGTGAAGAGCGATGAGAGTCTATCGGTGTGATAGCTGTAATAAAGTTATCACAGATCCGTACACAGTTAACATGAGGGAATTCTATTTAGGGTTTGATGCTGATTGCCTTGGCCTTATCGGGATTGCAATTCCTTTTGAATGCAAGAGAAAAATTAAAATAGATCTGTGTGATGATTGTTTCAAAGGCTTGCATGTTATTGCCGAAAAAAAGGAGCGTGAAAAGTAATGGAAAGAAAACCGACATTGACTACGATTGCAATTGAAAAACTGCATCCGCACCCCGACAACCCTCGTAAGGTTCTCGGGGATATTGATGAGCTTGCCGAAAGCATTAAGGCAAACGGTATTCTCCAAAACCTCACGGTTGTGCCGATGAATGACGATTGGACGGAGTTTACCGTAATTATCGGACACAGAAGATTAGCAGCGGCAAAGCAGGCAGGATTAACTGAACTTCCGTGCGCTGTTGTCGAGATGACTGAAAAGGAACAGTTATCTACAATGTTGACCGAAAATATGCAGCGGTCAGATTTGACAGTTTATGAGCAGGCAAAAGGATTTCAGATGTTGATTGACCTCGGGGACAGCGTTGCCGAGGTGGTAGAGAAAACAGGCTTTAAAGAAAGCACCGTAAGAAGGAGACTCAAACTTGCAGAACTTGATGAAGAATCCTTCAAGGACAGCCAGCTCAGACAACCCACATTGGCAGACTACGAGCGTCTGAATCAGATTAAGGATATTGATGTAAGGAATGAATTACTTAAATCAATCGGTACTAATAACTTTGATAATCGACTTTATTCAGCCGTGCAAAAGCAGAAAACAGATGAAGAAAAAGAAAAAATTGAAAAGCTCTGTCTTGAACATGGAATGATTAAAGCGCAGAAACATGACGAAATTCCAAGCAATTACGAATATACGGGATTTTTTGCGTTCAAAGATTTGATTGGTAAAGACTTTGCGGACGGCAGGAAAAGATATTTTTATTTTGGTTACGGCTCAAACATCTACATTTACGCAGAAGCATTAGAAAAGCAGGAAAAGAACGATGCCGAAGAAGAAAAGCGAAAGCTTGAAGAGCAGAGATGGGACGAGCTTGTTGAACAGGCGGAAGAAATAGACGAACGCTGTGAGGCTCTCAGAAGAGACTTTATGCTTGATACGAATTTCAATGACAGCAACAAGAAGCAGGAGCTTGTGAAATTTATAGTCGCCCAAGTGGCGGCAGGAGCCAGTAACAAAAAATATCGTTTTGAAGAAATTATCGAACACGACTTTGAAAATGATGAAAACACGGACAGCTACATCAACGAACACTGGAGCGATAACAGCGGTAGAATGCTTATGGCGACGGCATACGCTTTGTGCCAAAGAAGTTATGAAAAATTAAGCTTTATTTATGTAGGATATAACAGCAAAACGATCAGCCGAAAAAACAACCCGGATTTAAACAAATTTTATGCTTTACTCTGCAAACTCGGCTATGTGATGAGTGACGAGGAGATACAACTCCGTGACGGCACACATCCGATTTTTACCTCCGGTGAAGTAAAATAAACTAAATAAGTTAATCACGCTCTGCACAGCGAGATTATATATATCTCATTTTATACCTATACCTACTTTTCTGAATATTACCATTTTACAAATATCTCAGACAGGTGCAGCTGTCTGAGCTGACTTTTAAACGAGGAGAATAGTCATGAGAGAATATTTATTCAGAGGTAAGATGATAGCTAACGGTAAGTGGTCAGAGGGCAATTTGCTTGTTACTAAACAAGGTTGCTGTATAACACCCGATGCAACCGTTTTAGGCAGCTATGGTGCAGTAGATCCAGAAACAGTTGGGCAGTACACGGGTATGGTTGATAAGCACGGCACAAAAATTTTTGAAGGAGATATCATTGATTTTTCTGACCGTTCAGACGGTGACGGCTACGGAGTTGTTCGGTACGATGCCGAAGAAACAATTTTCGAGTTTGAGTATGATAACTTCTGCGAGGATTTAGGGCGGCGTTATTGGCCTGAAAACGTTGAAGTTGTAGGCAATATCTACGATAATCCCGAACTTTTAGGAGATGAAAATAATGGCAAAAAATGAGGAAGAGAATACAGGGTACATTACTCAATCTACTCGTCATTCTATGCTTGTATCATTGAGCCGTGAAATCAATGTGATTTCAGACGAAAACGCAGTGTTATACGACACAATAATCGAATTGTGCAAAAAGTTCTTTCCTGAAAAAAACAATCAAAAATTTTGCGCTCAATGTAAGATTATGGAGAAAGGAGCTTATGCACCTAATCCTATTGATGATCCAACCACACCCTACATAGAATCTCACATACTGAGATTAGAAATGCTTGCAACCGGAAATATGGAGCTAAAAGACCAAATTGTTAAAATGTGCCGGCTGTTACTTGAGGAGAAAGACAATGACAAAGGCAATGACAGAAGTAAAACTTTGTTTACAATATTTGACACTCCCGAAAATGCCCCGAAACTGTGGAACAGAAGAACATATTGCTATCAAGCCGAAAGAGCCGTACAGGATATGACTGCCGAAAAAGCAATTGAAGTGTTGAATAAAATCGGCGAAGAAACAAACATTGAAGATACACTAAAAAATTTGAGCAATTCCAATATATTTACCGCTCTTAAACTTGCCGTCCATGCTCTTGAAAAGCAAGTGGCAAAAAAACTTAAAGAAGTGATACGCACAAGTAGCAATAAAAAGAGCAGAGTAAAAGCGTTTGAACATAATTATAACCACCAGAATTGGCAAGATCAGGTGCCGATACCCGAGTACAAAGAATGGCAATGGACTGACTATCAATGCCCCATTTGCAACGCCCTCATCAAAGAGGGCAGACCTGAATTTTGCTGGCGCTGCGGACAGGCTTTTGACTGGTCAGATGAAACGGAGAGTGAAAATAATGAAAAAAGGGACAACAGTTGAAAGTGGATATGATGCCGAGGGACGCTGGCATTTGAAGCTCAGAAAAGCCAAAGGCAAGTTTACGCTCGACGAAATAATTGAAGCGGCGAAAGAATGGGAAGAAGATTACTACGCCGTGATAATTAAAGCAATGAGCGACGAGACAGCACAGTATTACGATGATGACCTTGAGGGGGATTACGTGACGCTATATCGTGCCACGGATTTTATAAGTAAAGAGGTGTAAAAATAATGTATCACGGCATCAAATATAAAGGCTTACGCTATAAGCTTTTTTCTTTCCGTTGGAAACGAAAAAATCGCAATTGGAAGGATTGCCCGAAGAAGCGCAAGGCAATGAAAAAGGATTGGGAAATGAAGGTGAAAAATAATGGTAAAAAATAGGAAGAAGGATAACATTGACCTTATTTGCGAGGAGTTAACGAAATACAATGAACAACACGGAACATCGTACAGCTACGGCGAATATACAGCACTCGTCGGAATGGGAAAAATCAAAAGTAAGCACCGAAACAAAAGAGACATTGACCTGCCGCTCTTGTAAGGAATGCCGAGGGTACAAGTTTTGTGCAAGCAGAAGCAGGGATTATCCTTGCCTGTGTTTTACAGCTAAAAATGAAAGGTGACTACATATGAGAAGAGCAGATAAAGAATTTTTAAAAAGTCAGATAGAAAATTTAAAAGAATCCGCACACGAGCGTTTTGCGACAGTACTTATGCAGATTGATTATCTTAATCTTAAATTATTCAGAGCTGAAAAAGGCTGCAAAAAGCTCAGGGAAGAAAACAGAAGATTAAGAGCAGAAAATCAGATGCTCGAGGACAACATGGGGAATCTTTTGTGTACAAGAGAGGAAGAAATGAAGTACAACAGAGTGCTGAATGAAAACATCACAAAGCTGGCTGAGGTCAACGCACTTATGGCTGGTAAACTCTCGGTGTATGAGCCTATTAAGAAGGCTGAATCTCAGCCCGATGAGACGGCTGACACAGCGGCAGAAGAATAATTAAGGCAACACCCTTGCTGCGTGCAAAATCCAATTTTAAAATCAAGAAATCAAACAATTTCCATATTCAAAACTAAAATCAAAAAGCAATGACTTCTTTTTTTGATTTTAGCTGTTACAAGAAGAGCCGAGGTAACGGTTCGACATATTGCAATAAAATAAGAACACACAATTGCATAGTGGCAAGGTTTGCAAAAAGCAGTAGCTCAATGGTCAGATGGGCTACTGCTTAGTTATATCTTTCAGTATTAATATTCTAAAGCAGAATAATAATCAGTCATAATTGAGGGAGCTGAAATGCTCCTTTAATATCCTGCTCAAATGATTATTTAAGCAGGGAAAACAGGAAATATATACTATAATAAAAGGTTATGCTATGTACACTTATAAGAGAACAATCAAAAGCGGAGATATGATTGAGGTTGAGTATTACCAGTCAATCAGAAAAATAGGCAAGAACTACGGCGGAAGGAAATCAAATAATTCTTTAAGTCCTGCCAAGATGAGAAAAGCAAACAAGCTCCGTGCAGTCAAGCATATGCAGAGGCTTATAAATGCAAACTTTGGGAGCGGTGATTTTTTCTGTCGCTTTTCTGCGCCGTATGGAACATATGAAACAGAAGAAGAGTTTCGCAAAGAGGTAGGCAAGTGGCTTTACAGAATAAATTACCGCCTGAAAAAGCAGGGCAAGGGCAGACTAAAGTACATAGCGTTTATTGAATGCGGTAAGTCGGGCAAGAATTGGCATATCCACATCATAGTCAGCAAAGAGGACAGGGAACTGCTGTCTGAACAATGGCCCTACGAAAACGGTCAGAACTTTACTCCGCTATATAAGAACGAGAATTTCAAAAAGTTAGCTGAGTACATAACAAAAGATTTGACCGGTAAAGAAGATGTTGATGCCGCACAAAAGCGGATGATGACAAGTCGCAATCTTACAAAGCCTGAATCGGTCACAAGAAAGGCGAAAAGAAAAGAGATTAGAGCCTTAGAGCGTGGAGAAATGATTGAAGCGCCCGAGGGGCATTATCTCATTGAGGACGATTACTCAATGAACTACTCGGATATCGGCGGTGCAAAATGGTATTTTTGTTTTTTGCCGATTACGCAGAGGCGAAAATGGTAAATAATGGTAAATTCAGACCGTGCGATGTACGGTCTTTTGGGGTTGCACAAAAATGAAGTATGCAGCGGAATAGATACAAAATCAAAGGAGAGATAAATTTGAAAGAAAACAAAGCCAAATGTCCGTTCTATTCTTACGACAGCCAAAGTAAAATTTGCTGTTTCGGGGCGGTGTTCAAGAGCAAGAGTACAACGCTGTTTTTTGATTCACCGCAAGACAAGGAAAATCACTTCAACGATTTTTGTGGGAGCTATTGTTGGAGGGGCTGTCCGCTGGCACAGACGATAATAAAAAATGAGTAAATAAAAACCCTCATCCGCCGTGAAAAGTGGATGAGGATTTTTATTATTTGTTATTGTTTTCTGTCGCAATCCTTTATTAATTTTTAAAAAACATAATATGCGAAAATTTTAAATCAATTCAAAAATTTTAGTTTCGTCACGGTTTTGCCTCTTGGTGAAACCGTGTTTTTGCATACCAATATTAGGTCCTGAAAAAAGTATGAAAAATCATTGAAAAAGTTTTAACTTTTATGCGAAGAGAAAAAAACATAAAATTAAAATACAGATTTGGCACGATTTGGCACGAAAAGGGCGGTGAGCTGATGAGCGATAAATTAAAATCACAGGCACAAAAAGCAGAATCAAAAACGAGGAAGAAGAAAACCGATGAACCGGAATTGATTGACTGGGCAACGGTCAAGGCTGAATATGTGAGCGGAACAATGTCAGCCGCCAAGCTCGCCGACAGATACGGTATAAGCGTGTCATCAATCAGCAAGAAGTGCGCGTCTGAGCATTGGCAGGAGCTGAGGAAGCAGAATCAGAGTGAAACCGCAAACAAAATAGCCAAGAAAATCAACACAGAGAAAGTGAAGAAAACCGTCAGAGAGATTGACAGGGTTGTGGCCGTTGCCTCAAAACTCATCACAAAGCTGAACAGAGCCGTTAATGAGCTTGACAAGGACGAGGAACTCATCAAGAAGAAAGTAACGGTTAAAGCCGAAAAAAGCGAAGATAAGAAAGCCGCCACAGTGGAAGAAGAATACAGATACGATTATGCAAAGCGCAAGACACTTGTAAACACAAAGCGTGCAGCGGAAATCTCTAAGAGTCTGCTCAATGTTCGTAACATACTCGCAGATTATACGACGGAACAGGACGAAGAGAACGCTCTCGGCATTATCGAAATCCCGATGCAGGAAGTAATGCGACCACCCGAAGATGACGAGCAGGACGGTGAAAGCCTTGAGTAAGAAAGTCATATGGACTCCTCAGCCGAAACAGAAAATAGCGTTGAGCCGTGGCGAAGATGAAATGTTATACGGCGGTGCGGCAGGCGGAGGCAAGACCGATTATCTTGTAGTTGAGGCGGCTCGACAGGTGAATATCCCCGAATACAGAGGACTAATATTGCGAAGAGCTGTTCCTGACCTTGCACGAATTATTGACCAAACGAGGGCTATTTATCCGTCAATAGATAGGGGCGCAAGGTACAACGCAACAACGAGAGTGTGGACCTTTTCAAGCGACGCACAAATTAAGCTCGGCTCTTTATTTCGCACGAATGAAAAGTACAAGTATCAAGGCCAGCAATACGATTTTATCGGCTTTGACGAATTAACGCAGTTTACATTTGACGAGTACAGTTATTTAAAATCCCGAAATCGTGGTAACTGCAAGGCGACGAAGGTGTATATGCGGTCAACTGCCAACCCCGGCGGAGTAGGCCACGGCTGGGTGAAACAGTATTTTGTGACTGCCGGAACTCCGGGCGAAACTATATGGCTCAGCGACAAAGTAATTATGCCTGACGGCACGACCAAAAATTATTGGAGCAGTAAAGTCTTTATTACGGCAAGCGTTTTTGACAACAATGCCTTAATGAACAATGACCCCGATTATGTCAAGCGACTGGCACAATTGCCCGAAGCGGAGCGTAATGCCTTACTCTATGGCTCGTGGGATAGTTTTGAAGGACAGGTTTTTACCGAATGGATAGATAACCGAGAGCATTACAAGGACAGACGGTGGACTCATGTTATTGAGCCGTTCAAAATTCCGCAAAGTTGGCGAATAATACGCTCGTATGACTGGGGATATACAAGACCGTTTTCAGTCGGGTGGACTGCCGTTGACCAAGACGGCAGATTTTACCGCATAAGGGAGCTGTACGGCTGCAAGAAAAATCAGCCGAACACAGGTGTACGCTGGCCAATCGAAAAAGTGGCACAGGAAATACTTGCGATTGAAAATAATGACCCTCAAATTAAGGGCAGACAGATATACGGTGTGGCGGATCCGGCTATCTTTGCAGAACAGGGCAGCGGAAAAAGTCAAGCCGCAACGCATGCACAGTTGGGTGTGTTTTGGAACAAGGGTGACAATGCGAGAATTTCCGGAAAAATGCAGTTTCATTCACGGCTTGCATTCGATGAGGAAGGCTATCCGATGTTTCAGTGTTTCAACACTTGCACTAACTTCATCAGAACAATTCCGAACCTTGTGTATTCACAGATTGACACCGAAGATATTGACACTGAGGGTGAAGATCATATTTATGACGAACAGCGATACGGCTTTATGACCTCGATAATTACACCAAAAGAAGTTGTACTGAGAAATGCAAGGGCATTTGATCCGCTGAATTTAAGTCAGACACGATATTACAACAGATAGGAGATTACCAAAATGAGTGAAGTAAAACGAGATGAAAACGGAATGATTATGCCGATAAAAACTACATATCCAGCTCTGGCCTCGGAGAAATCAAAGCTGAGCAATGTTTACGGCAAAGGCGATAAGACGACTGATGAAGAGCCGAAATCAGCCGAACAGGCAGAAAAAGAGAACGAGAGCAGCGGCAATCCTATCGGACTTGACGAAATACACGAGGCCATGCAGACCTTCCGCAAATATCAGAACAGCAAAAAGCAGTATGATGAAAGGTTTAAGCAGGCTTTCAAAGAATATAATCTGCTCTATACAGAGGCTACTGCACCGCAGATTAAAACTGACGATAACGGCAGGCCTCGAAAGGTGCTTGTACCGAAACGCAAAGGAGCTCAGGCACTCAATGTCATAATGAACAAGCATGCTGACGCTATGGATAACTACCCCGAAATCATTTGTCTGCCGAGAGCACAGGACGATGAACAGGCTGCAAAGACACTCAACAGCGTAATACCGTGCATACACAAACGCAACGGATTTATAAGGACCTACTCTGATGAACAGCTTGATAAGTTCGTAGGCGGTTGCGGTTGTTATGCCGTGTTATGGGACAAGACAGCGGAAAACGGACTTGGTGACATTGCTATCAGCCGAGTTGACATTTTGAATCTCTTTTGGGAGCCTCATATTGAAAACATACAGGACAGTGCGAATGTATTCTTTGCTCGCTATTATGACGAGGAAGGAATCAGAAAGGTATATCCTGAACTTGAAAGCGTTTCGACTGCATCGCTTGGACTTGTGGAACACGAAACCTACGACAACAGCAATAAGTCCAATGATAAAGTCATCTTACTTGACTGGTACTACAAAAAGAACGGCGAACTGCACCTCTGTAAATTCGTCGGTGAACACATTCTCTACTCTTCGGAAAACGAGGGCAAGCCGATTTACAACCACGGAAAATATCCGTTTGTACTTGAACCGATGTTCAGACTGCGGGATACTCCCGTGGGCTTCGGTTTTATGGATGTTGTGAGAGCACCACAGAATCAGCTGGATGAACTCAAACACGATATGCTTGTGAACATCAAAGTCAACTCACAGCCGAGAGTGTACGCAAATACAGGCGTCGGAGTGAACAATGACGATATGACCGACCTTGACAAGACGGTAATTGAAGTCAACGGACAGTTGCAGGGTAACATTGCACCGGTTGAATCAAAAGAGCTTGCCTCGGGCGCATGGAGCTTGTACGACAGGCTCTCTAATGAAATCAAAGAAACTTCTGCTACGAATGACGCGAGTAATGGAGCAAGTGCGGCAGGTGTTACAAGCGGTTCGGCAATTGCGGCATTGCAAGAGGCAGGCGGAAAAGTAAGCAGAGACTCGAATAAACTTGCACAGGAAGCAATGACGGAGCTTGCACAGTTGGAAATTGAACTGATGAGGCAGTTCTATAACTTGCCGAGAATTTTCAGAATCACGGGCGAAAACAATCAGACAACCTACGAGGAGTTTGACAACACAGACCTCAGAAAACAGCCGTTGACATATACAGACACAGACGGTCAGACGGTAAATTATACCGACGAGGACGGCAACATACTTGAACGACTGCCGATTTTCGATATTGACGTGAAGGCGCAAAAGGCAAGCCCGTTTGCAACTGCCGCTCAAAATGAAATGATGATGAATCTGTTTCAAATGGGAGCTTTCAATCCGCAGGCGGCTGACGCTACGCTTGTAATGCTTGACGGCATGACATTTGAGGGCAAAGAAAAACTGATTGAGAAAATCAAGCAGAATCAGACCTTATCACAGGCTGTGCAGAAACTTTCAAACAAGGTGCAGATGCTTGAGGCAATGAACGCAAGCAGAACAGCGGCAGATGTGCAGAATGCTATGCTGAGCGAAAATGCACAGACCGCACAGCAGACACCGCCACAGCCAGAAAGCGAGGCAACAATGTGATTGAAGTAACATTGATTGACAGCGGAAATCTGATATATTTTGAAAGCAAAGGACACGGCTCACATGATGTGTGTGTTGCCGTGAGTGCTTTATGTTCTACATTTTTGCAATACGTGCGTGAAATGCAGGACGAAAACAATGTGACGATAGTCAATGAAATCTATGGAAACGGTCACACGGAATCAGAGTTTTATATTGTCAGTTCAGATGCCGAAGTCCGACACGGCATTAAAGCACTATGGACGGGATTTGAACTTTATGCCGAGAATTATCCTGATGAAATAGATTTAAACTTTGATGACGGCAACCCGAAATAAAGTTTAAAATCAACAAGAGTTTTAACTTTTTTTGAAAAATTAAGGTTGATATAATTAAAATATAAGGTCGCAGTAGTGGGACTGCATTAAGACCTGACACCTCGGAAAGACGAGAGAGACACCGCGGATAGACGCGAGAAATGAGGTTCTTATGAACGACAAATTTATAGATCTTATCGTAAATCTGCATGACGGCGACACAGCAGGCGCAGCTGACGGCGGAGGCGGAAACGGTGAGAGCGGTGATGCCACAAGCACCGAAAACAACATAAGCCGCGAAACGAGAGAGAGAGCTGAGAGAATCGGCATAGGTGACGACCTTATCGACGATTATAACAAGGCTTTCGGCAACGGCAATCAGAATCAGAATAATAACGCAGAAGGCGAAAACAACAGCACAGACACAGACGACGAAGAGAACTTAGAAGAAGAGTTTGAAAAGCTGATTAAAGGTAAATTCAAAAATGTGTATCAGAACAGAGCGCAGTCTTTGTTTAAGGACAGAATGTCAACCAAAAACAAGCAGATTTCAGATATGCAGAAAAGAGAAAGCACCGGCAATCAGATTTTTGCCCTTATTGCAAACAAGTACAATGTACAGCCCGATGACCTTGACGGTCTTCTCAAAGCCGTAACAGAGGATAAGGATTTGTTTGCAGAAAAGGCTCTTGCCGCCGGAGTAACGACAGAAGAGGCACGCAACGACTTTTTCAATCAGCAGAAAACAAATGCACAGGAAGAAGAACTCGAAACCCTCCGAAGAGAAAAAGCCGCAAGAGAACTTGATACGCATTTAAGGTCAATTGCAGCGGAAACAATGAAAGAATTTCCAAACTTCAACCTTGAAGAGGAATTTCAGAATCCGTCATTTCGCACAGCTCTTGACTTTATTGCTCAGCAGAAAAATGAACAGAACGAAAAGACAGGTCGTAATGATGAAATTTACGATTTGACTACTGCCTATAAAATGGCACATTTCAATGAACTTCAGAAAGACCTTGTAAAGCGTTCAAGCTCTGCCGCAATCAGTGCGGCGGCACAGTCAATTCAGAGTGGTGCAAGACGACCAACCGAAAATGCGGTCAAGAAAAGCGGTACAACCACGCAGAGAAAGAGCGTGGACGAGATGTCTGACGCTGAATTTGAGGCCTTTTATGAGAAAGTAAGACGAGGCGAGGCACACCTCTAATGCCTTGCCGAAAAAAGGAAGGTACGACAATGAAAAGCAAGATTATTAAGCTTATTATCAACATTCACGATAATACGGTTGACGCAGGCGGTGTGAACAAGTCAAACGGCTATGTTTACAATGCTTACGGCAACACAACATCAACCTCGGGAAATGATTGGACTCCCGAAAAAGCTACATATTATCACAAAGTATTCCTCCGCAACCTGAAAGCGAAATGCGTTCACGGTCAGTTCGGCGAGCATGATGTAATCCCGAAACAGTCGGGTAACATCTACAACAAGAGAGGTCTTTCACCGTATCCGACAGTAACAACACCGTTGCAGGAAGGTGTTACTCCCGTTGGTAATCAGATGAGCTTCTATTATGTTGAGATTGCCGTGAATCAGTACGGCGCATATACACCTATCACAGACTGGGCAAGTTTCTGTAGCCGTGATGATGTTATGACCAAGGACAGTGAGGAGCTTGCTTCACAGGCAGGACGCTCAATTGAAGAGATTGACCGTGAGGCTCTTAATGCCGGTACAAGCGTAATCTATGCACCGGCTGTAGGCTCTGACGGTACGGTTACAGAGGTTGCAAGCCGTGCGGCAATTACAACAAACAGCAAGTTCAGAGTTGATACTGTTTTCAGAGCAACAAATTACCTTGATTGTCAGAACGCAGAACCTATCGGCGAAAACTATGTCGCTGTTGTTCACCCGAATGTCAAGTATGACGTTATCAGCGACAAGGATTTTATCAGCGTTGTAAAGTATGCTCACGCTGACAGAATCTTCAAAGGTGAAATCGGTACAATCGGTAATGTTAAGTTTGTACAGTCAAACTTTGCGAAAGTGTTCAAGGGCGCAGGCGCAAACAAAATTGATGTTTACTCAACTCTTGTGTTCGGTAAGGACGCATATGTTACCGTTGAGATTGAGGGCGAAGGCACTCAGACAATCGTTAAGGGCTTTGGTTCGGGCGGAACATCTGATCCTCTTAACCAGAGAGCTACACAGGGTTGGAAAACGACTCACGGTGTCGGCATTATCGGTCAGACAAGAATGGTTCGTATCGAATCAGCCTCATCTCTCAACACAGTAGCACAGACAGCTTCTCCGGCTGTAGCATAATCGGGAGGTATAACCTATGGCAACAACAAAGAAAGCCGCAGAGACGGCAGAAAATACAGAAGTATCGGCAGCGGAAACTACTGCCGATACCGTAACAATTGAAAAATCTCAGCTTGATAAGCTTCTTGGAATGTATGACGAGTTGCAGGAAATCAAGAAGAGTATGCCGATCGACCGCAAGGCGGAAAAAATCAAGCAGGACAAGGAACTTGCAAAGCTGATTGAAAAGGCAAACAAGGAAAGTGAAGAACTTGTTGAGTACATCGCTCCTACAGGTTCAATGAAGTCAAACAAGAATATTGAGGTCAATATCAACGGTGTGCAGTACACCGTGCCGAGAGGTGTTAAAACGAACATTCCCCGCAAGGTTGCGGAGATTATTGACAACTCAATTAAGCAGGCTGAATTTGCTCTGGGCGTGCAGGATAAGGCTGCCGAGATTGCCCAGCAGGCAATTGCCGAGGGCAGAATCTAATTCAATAACAAGGAATAAATTGTACTCCTTACACAAAATTCGCAGAAGGGCGGGGGCGGTAGCTTCCGCCTTTTTGCGTTTTTGCGTACACAGATATTAGAGAGGTGATTATATGACACTTGACAAGGTAATTGAAAGAGTGAGGAATCTTAAAAGCGGATATGATGTGTCCGATGAGGACATTATAAGTTATATTAATGAGGTAGAAATGGAAATCATCAGCAATGTAATAAGTAATCGCGAAGGCGATAATTACATAGTTGGAACATACGGAAACTATCTGATTGACACGGACCGTGACTTTGAACTGCTTGCCCCTGCTCCATACGACAGAATGTATGAGGTGTATTGTGCGGCACAGATTGACAGGGAATACGAAGAGGCCGAAAGATATTCCGTTGATATGAGCGTATATAATCAGCTGAGGCAGGATTTTGGTGTGTTCTGGTTCAGAACGCACCCACAAAAGAAAAGATATAACTTTCACATTGGTTAAGAGGTGACAATATGCTACCCGAATTAAACATACCGAGGAGAGATACAACGAGCATCAGCGTGTTCAGAGGACTAAACAGAAGTCCGAACACAGGATTTTCAAGGGTTTCAAGCTCATCAAGCAGTATTTACACAGAGTTCAAGGATTTTAAAAATATGACTTCTGATAAATACCCGCAGCTTGCACCGAGAGCAAACCGCTCCCGAATTACTTCGGATGAAAAAATCAAAATCATTTCAAATCTGTTGTCGGCTAACTCAGGTTTGATTTATATAGACTCAGACAAAAATCTGCATATCGGGGCAGAGGTTACAAAGATTGATGAGATTAATGCGGCCAAACAGCACCATATTGTTTTATACGGCAATAAGGTTGTAGTATTCCCCGAGAAATTTTCGTTTAATATGAGCGACCAAAAGGTGACTATGATTGATTGCCAAAACAAAGATTTAAGCGCACGAGTAGAAACAAAGAGTAATCTGCAACTTGATGCCTTAACATTTGATTATGCATATTTGTTATGTTCAATTACACGTTCATATTATGACGCAAGTGCGAACAAGAATTATCGACCGAGCGTAACTTTATATACCAACAACGATTTAACAGACACCAAATATCAGTTGACAAGTAATAAAGACATGGTTGATATATTCAGCTTAAATGATATTAGGATAGGCACGGTAATTGAAAGTTATAACAACTTTTATTCTGTTATCGGAATTGAAAAGAAGGACAGTACATTTAAAAAGAATAGGCTTTTGAATTTCAAAAAGTTGTCTCAGAAGTTTAGCTATACGACAATAAGAGCCAAAAACATTGGATTGCATATTGAAGCTGGAGATTTTGTGAAGATAAGCGGATTGACCGACTCTCTTGTCAGCACAGATGCCGAAAGCTACGCCGATAAGAGTTACATTGAAAACCTTAACGGAAAAACTTTTAAGGTTTATTACGTTTCAAAAAATGAGCTTGTAATCAAGTGCGAATTGGAATCAAGCGTGCCGTACACAGGTACGGTCACAGTTGAAAGAATCTCTCCCGATTTTGACGAGGGAAAAATCGTGGAAATGCAAAACCGCTTGTGGTGTTGCTCCTCAGACAAAAACGAAATTTATTGTTGTAAACAAGGTGATGAGCGCAACTGGCAGGCATACAGTGACGGAATCAGTACAGACAGCTGGGCAATGACTTGCGGCAAAGAGGGAAAGTTTACAGGGATTGCGACACGGGGCGACAGCGTTATATTTTTCAAGGAGAATTACGCATTAAAAATCTATGGAACAAAGCCGAGTAACTTTACCCTTGCGGAATACAATGTTCCCGGTGTTGAAATTGGAAGCGAAAAGAGCCTTATAAACATTAACTCAACCTTGTTCTATCTTGGCCATAACGGTGTATATGCTTATCAGAGCGGTAGCTTGCCGGCTCTCATCAGCGAAGAATCTTTGTGGGGGCATACTTATAAGAACGCAGTCGGCGGTCGGCACGGAAATAAGTATTATATCTCCGCAGAAAGAGATGACGGGGAACAGGAACTGCTTGTTTACGATACCGATAAAGGCTTGTGGCACAAGGAAGACGACGCAAAGATGATTGACTGCACCACATACAACGGTGTTCTGTATTGGCTTAATGATACCAAAGAAAACATTATGTGTCCTGATAAAGCGGACAATCTTCTTGTTGACAATACGAAATATGAGTATCAACAGGAAGATTACTTTGAGTGGTCTGCTGAAACAGGCGACCTTTATGACAGCGAATTTAATGTAAAGAATATTGGGAAAATCCGAATCGGCATTAAAGCCGAAAATGGAGCAAAAGTCAGCTTGTTTGTACAATACAAGGACAACGGCGAATGGCGAAAAGTATCGGAAATGCTTTACAGTGAGAAAAAGCCGAGAGTATTCGCCGTAGCTTTACGCAGAGCGGAATATTTGCGACTTAAACTTGTAGGAACAGGACAGGTCGAAATATACGGAATTGACATTGAGCACAGCAGAGGAAGTGATAAGCGTGGCTACATTTAAACTTGATCCGCCCCCTTCGACAGATGACATAGGTGAGATGCGAAATTATCTGAATGATATGTACGAACAGTTGGCTTTCGTGCTTAGCAACATTGACAGCGACAACATAACAGATGATTTTCTATCCGCAATCGGACAGTCACAAAAAGGAAGTGAAAAATAATGGCTTATACATACAAGGTTTATGGAACGGGCGATGTTGACAATGCGGTTAATAACTATAACCGTGTTGCCTCATCAGCTCCGACATATGCTGACAGCTACGACACAAGACAGGCTCGTCAGCAGGCTGACAACTACGCTAATTCCTACACAGATAAAATCAATAAGGGATATACGAGTAAGTACAAGGGTACAATTGACGAGCTTGCCAATCAGTACCAAAAAAATAAATTTGACTGGACACCCGAAAATTCTTCTGAATATCAGCAGGCAAAAGAAAAATATACCCGTGAGGGCAAAGTTGCACAGGAGAATGTGCAGGGAAGTTATGCCGGCAATACAGGCGGTTACAGCAACACCTATTCACAGGCGGCTGGTCAAAAGGCATTCGGCGAGTATATGGACGAGCTTGCAAGTAAGGTACCAACACTCAAAAACGAAGCCTACAAGAGTTATCAGCAACAGCAGGAAGATACGCTGAACAGAATCGGTGTATTGCAGAACCTTGATAACACGCAATATCAGAGATACAGGGACAGCGTAACGGATGATTACGACTTTATGAACTACTACGAAAATAAGTACGGCACAAGCAAAGGCCTTGATATGAGTAACTTTCAAAACGAACTGGCTCACTGGCAGACACAAATGTCAGCGGCACAGAGTAATCTTTCTGACATTAGAAATCTTGCCGAGGCACAGTATGAACACAACACATTGAGTGCCGACACAAGGTCAAGTATTGACAGTCAGCGCAGACAGTCGGACGCTTATTACAATTATCTGAACAGTCAGCTGAAAATAAAGTGAGGTGAGAACATTGAGCGTGAACAGTGAAGAAAAGATTTATAATGACCTTATGAATGAAGTACCGAATCAGACGGTGAGCGGTGACACTAAGCAGAGTGCCACCGCTCTTGCGGGTGCAGAATCAACAGCGACAGGACAGGTTGACAATTATAAAAGCACTTACAGCGGTAAGTTAGATGACGCCATAAGCAACTATCTGACAGGCAGAGGATTTGAATATGATCCGACGCAAGACAAGGCATATCAGCAGTACCGCAAGGAATTTGCACAGAATGCCGCTATGGCACGAGATACGAGCCGTAACACAGCTAAACAGCTTTCAGGCGGTTACAATCCTACCTATGCCGATACAGTCGCAGACGAGGTTTACAATGACCGTATGGGAAATATAAGCGATGCAGAAAGTACATTTAGAGGACTTGCACAACAGGATTATCAGTCAAAGCAGGAGAAAAACGCAAATGTGCTTAACCTCTATAACACGCTTGAGGGTACGGATTACAGCCGTAATCGTGACACGGTAGGAGACTACAAGAACTATCTTAATCTTCTTGCAAGCAGGTACTCAACCGACAGACAGGCAGACACAAACCTTGACAGCGCTAATAATGATGTTTACTCAGCAAAACTTAACGGAGCAGTAAATAATCTCTCATCAGCAAGAGCAGCAGACAGTCAACGCTATTTGTATGACACGGTAAGCGCAAATCAGCTTGCACAAAATGCACAGGCTGAAAGAGAAAACGCTCAGAAGATTGAATACGATAAAAATAAATCTGCTTATGACGCTTATGTTAAGGCTCAGACAGAGTTGGCAAAAGAACAGAAAGCTGCACAGGAGAAAGAGGATAACCGCAGATACAGAGCGGCATATGATAAGTTCGTAGATGCATATGACCTTAAAAATGCTAAGTATGAATACAAGGTCGGTCAGCTTGCACAGGGCTATTATAACGGCTACATCACGCTTGACGAAATGGACTATATTGCCGATAAGCTCAATGTCAGCACGGCTGACCTGACAAGCACGCTTGACAGGATGAGCAAAAACGGTGGAACGCTTAATGATGACCACTACGGCGGTCCGAACTCAATGAGTATCGGTAAAAACACTGATTATTTTCAAACGTCAACTTCAAGAGTTACTACGGACGAAAACGGAAAAACAAAATATTTATCGGAAAAAGAGTGGAACGAACTACCGATAAATAAGAAGAAAAAGTGAGGACTGTATATATGGCACAGCAAAGAAAAAGAACCGCAGGCGACGATTTAAGAGATTTTAAAGCAGGCAAAATCAGCGGAAACTTTTATCACAACGGTATTGACCGTTCGGATAATTATATTCAGCATACATCAGCACCGAGGTATATAACCGATAAAAACGGAAAAACGCAGGTGGCTTCCTATAACGAATGGATTCAGCAGGAAGTATTTCAGCATCAACACGATTTACCAAACGACACAAGTTCGACATCATCAAATAATAAAACAGCGACAAATGATATTTCTGTAAAAAGCAGCAACAATACTTCTTCAAGTACAGGCTCGGATATTAAATCCTTTTTTAGTGGAAATTTGAATAATGCGAACAGCTCCGCAGAGGATTTGAAGGACGCAATTAAAAACCCGAACAAGTCTTTGAATGATAGAGTTAAAGGACTTACACACATGTATAATGCTGCGGTTGCGACAGGTGACACCAAAACAGCCGAGAAAATGCAGAAAGAATATGACGAGCTTGCCGACAGGGTTAATAAGCAAACGGAAATAAACCGACAGAACGCTGAAACCGCAGAAGCTGAAAACGCAAAACTTGCAGAACAGGCAGAGAAAGAACAGAAGTATGCAGATAAATACAAAAACTCTACGCTTGAACAGAGGAAAAATGCACGCATACACGCAACAACAGAAGAACTTGACTGGCTGAACAAGCATATGTATGATAATTCATCAAGTAAGGAGTTGGAAGATTATAATAATCAGCTTAATAAAGAAGCTAACAGCTTGTGGAATCAGAGAGATGAAGAACAGGCATATAACCGGCTTAAAGCAATTGAAGATGAACAGGGAAAATTAAAAACTGCAATCGACAACGCAAAACTCTCTGAACAGAAGAAAAAAGAGTACGACGATATTGTTAATAACGACATCAAGGCAAAAACTGTTTTGCAGAAATATTATGCTTTGCAGGAGTATTTAAAAACAGATACCTCAGACGCTGACGAAGCTGATAATACTGATAACAGCTACATCAAAAAACTGTCTGAGAGCGAAAGAAATAAAATCAAAGCAGATTTCTTAAAACTTAAAGATAAAGGCTATAATACCGAATCCTTGTATAAATGGTATGCGAGAGAACAGGATGAAAAAAAGGCAGAGGATAACCTTGACCGTATAAAAATGTATGCAAAAAAACATCCCGTTATTGCTTCCGCAAACAGCATAGGTCAGAAATTTGTCGGAGGCGTACCCGATGCAATTCAATATATTTCGGCTAACATTGATAAAAAATATAACGGCGGTGACGGTTATATAAATCCTGACACTACCGAGACAGCAAAAAGTGAAGCAATAAGGCAATCAGTTTCCGAAAGAATCAACAATGATTTCGGCTCTTTGCTCTATACCGCAGGTATGGGAATTGCTGATTCAACTATCAATATGGTTATGAATAAGTTTATTCCCGGTGGTTCGGCAATGGGTTTAACTTTGCTTGGTACTTCTGCGGGTGTAAGCGGTGCTAATGAGGTTATTGAAAACGGCGGTTCAATTGAAAATGCAGTGACAACTGGAGTAGCCAACGGCATTGCCGAAGCTTTGTTTGAGAAAATATCGCTTGAACAGCTCTCAGCGTTTAGAGCAAGCGGTAAAAGCACATTTCGTGCGGCTGTCGGCAATGTGCTTAAAGGCGCATTTACTGAAGGCTCGGAAGAGGCTTTTACCGACCTTGCAAACAGATTGACTGATGACGCAATAAACAAGGATTTATCTTCATACAACCTTTCAAAGAAAAATTATATGGAACAGGGAATGAGTGAGGCTGAGGCGGAGAATGCCGCAAGCTGGGACTTTTGGAAGAATGTCGGACTTGATTTTGCCGGCGGTGCAATATCGGGTGGTGTGCTTAACCTTGCTACCGCAGGAATTAATCTTGCAGGTGCAAAAATTGATATGGCACAAAATAAAGAGAGTAACGCACAAATCGGTAAAGCTGTTATGGCCGATGAAAACTTTGACCTTGATTTGCTTATCAGGCAAGGACTGGCAACCGAGAAAAACGATAAGGCATACACCTATGCTAAACATATGCAAAAACTTGTTGAAACCGATAACGAGGGAAAAATCAGTGCCGGAGATGTCGGCAACCTTATGTATCTTATCAACAGAGAGATTGCCCAAAATCCCGAACTTGTAAACAAAATTGCTCAGGTAACAAAGCAGAACACACAAGAGCAGAGTAATCAGGCTGTTAATGTTCAGAACGAACAGAGCTCTACACAGCAGAACACGGCTCAGAACGGACAGCAGAACGCAGAACAGGCACAGGCAAACACTGTAATAAATGCAACAAAAAAAGCCGATACAGAGGATATCGGCAAAATGTACGGCGTGTATGCTTTTGGCAAGAAGCACCCAAACGGCATTATTGCAACAGATACTTCAACGGGCAAGGTTGTCAAGGTTGCACTAAAGAGCCTTGAAAGCTCAGCTAAGATCAATCGCAATGATGAAGAAAATACACTTGTGTTCAACACAAATGACGGCAAGCAGGTTAATGCGGACAGCATAACATTTTCTGACAGTCAGCTTGATACGATTGTTCACAGCGCAAACGAATTTGATACATACGGCGCGAGGAACTATATTTCCAACTTTGAGGAGTGGAGAGAAAGTCCGCAGGCTCAGAAAATGAGCGATGAGGAAATGCTCTACAAATATAACAAAGCATATTCAGCCGCATACAGCTTTGGTCGAGAGGGCGTTAAACTTGATTCACTCAGAGAAACTTCTGAATATACGATTCTTAAAAATATTCTCGGTGAACAGATTGTAAGTCAGGCATTGAGCACCGGCAGAAGAGATGTTGACATTAACACTCAACACCATGCCAACAGACTGACCGAGTTAATCAACCGCAACGGCAGAGCCGACACAAGCGGTGTGAGCGTGTATGCAGACAGCGGAACAGATGTTTCACACATTTCGCAGGAGCTTATTAATACACTCGGCAACCTTGCGACAAAGACGGGCAGAAACATTATTATCTCAGATCGTCTTGCTGACGGAGTGAACGGTGTTGCAAGAGACGGCAACATTATTTTAAGCTCAGAAATTTCAAGTCAGAAAATCCTTGCCACAGCTTTACATGAAGCCGGACATATGATTAAGAAAACCAACCCAACCGAATGGCGAACGTTGAGTGACTTTGTGTCAGACTATCTTGTACGCAAGGGTGTTGACCTTAACAAGATGATTGACCGCACAATTGAGAGATACGGCAACCGACTGCAGGCCGATGAACACGAAAACACAAGAGATGCCGCTCTGGAAGAAATAGTATGCGACACACTTATGAGCATTGCCTCAGATGAAAAGGCTCTCAATATTGCCCTCAGCACCAAGCAGAATAAATCAAAAATTGCAGCGGCAATTAAATCTTTGATTGAAAAAGTAAAGAATTGGCTCATCGACAAAAGCACAAACTACGGAGCTAAAGCATTTGCAAAAGACCTTGAAGCACTTGAAAACCTCGCTCAAAGATTTTCTGAGGCGGCAGACACCGCAAGAGAAAATATCACCGAGCAAGCAGAGGTTCAGAACGGTGAGAGGTTGGATGTTGAGAAATATTCAATAGGAAGTACCGACAACATAGTACAAGCGGAATTTGAAAAGAAAGTTGATGAAATTGAAAAAAACACCTACAACAGTGATAATGTTGTAATTATGGGTATTACACCTAATATTTTACAAAAAATCGGATTAGCACCATTACCTCTTGCTATGACTAAAAATCATATTTATTCTGTCGCAGTATCAGATACAAGAGCAAAAAGTGAGGGGCGATATCATAAAAATACCAATTATCACAATTTAGGTTTTGATACCGTAAAAGATATTTACAATAAAATTTCTGATCCGCTTATGGTAATAGCTCACCCTGATTTTGCGGTAAATAAAAATAAGAGCAAAGACAGCACCCATAAAGTAGTTGTTTTAGTTGATTTATCAGTTGGCGGAAAACAGGTAATTGCACCGATAACTGTTGATTATGAGGGAATGTACAATAACACACACATAGATGTTAATCTTGTTGCAACATATTTTGATAAGGATAATATCAACGATTATATAAAAGAAGCCATTGCTTTGGAAACAATGGGCAAAACAGGATTCTTTTATTTAGACAAAAAAAGAACCCAGAATATTTTTAAGAAGTCAGGGTACCAATTACCCAGCCGACTTAAAAATTCGGGTTCCAATGTTATTATACGTCCTATTGATGATATTGTCAATAAAAAAATCAATAATATTACTCAAAGCAAACAATTTATCAGATGGTTCGGTGATTGGCAGAATAGCCCTGCAAAAGCGAGTAAAGCGGTAGACAACAACGGTGAACCGCTTGTTTTGTACCACCAAACAGGAAAAGAGTTTACAACCTTTGATACAAAACAAAAAGGCTCGGGAGAATTTGACAGTGAAATGCCTACGGGTATATTTATGAAACCGACAAACAACGATATCGGAGTTGGCGGAAATATTCAAATGCCGTTGTATGCCTCTATTAAAAATCCCCTCATTGTCAACAACAGAAGCGAACTTGTTAAATTTTACGATAAGAATGTACAGGGATATACGAAAGCTAAAAGTGCGATAGACAGCGTTAATAAGGAATACAAGGCTAAATTCAACGAGGAGATGAAAAGAGAAAACGAGGAATATCAAAAGCTGTGGAATGCGAAAAAGAACGGTGAAATATCAGAAGAAGAGTACCAAAAATCCATATCAAGAGATGCACTTGATGAAATTATGGAAGAATGGGAAAATAAGGTTAATGAAGCAAGCCATAACGCTAAAGCCTTGATAGATGATTATTTCAAAAACAGCAATTATGACGGTGTTATCGTTAATAATGATGTCGGCAGTTTTGGAAGAAGCACAAAAACATTCATAGCATTTGAAAATACTCAGGTTAAATCTGCAACAGACAATATCGGAACATTTGACGGCAACAACCCTGATATTCGCTACAGCCTTGATGAAGATTATGATTTTACAGATGAAAAAGCCGGTGCAATACACGATACGCTGAATTTTTCAATTGACGATGAATACGATGATTGGCTTGTGAATGACGACGGCAAAAGTGTTTTTGACGCTGTAAAGGACGAAAAGAACCCCGACAGGCGGATCAGCATTTTATATCATTATGCCGGCAAAACCGCCGAACACGGAATGCGCGTGGGCAAGGATATACGAATCGGTCAATCAGGAATGCACCGTCTTGTGTGTAATGTTTTGCAGGAATACGGAGTAAATCTTAACGGTAAGAACAAATCAAGAATTGAAGCGTTTAAGTCAGTTGTAAATGACTTTGAAAATTCCGTCAAAAATGATACGCAGAGTTTTAACGATGCAATTGAGAGCCTTGCGGAAGAATGCAAAGAATATCTGAAAAAATCTTCCTTGATTGACAAAAAGCATTCCGAGTGGGCAAAGGATTTAAGCGACAGTCTGAAAGAGGTTACCCTTGTTATTCCGAAAGGTGACATTGATTTTATTAAAAGCGCCTACGGCAGTATTACAAACTTCCGTAAAGCACTTATGGGTAAAATCAACATCAGAACAGCAAAGGGATATGCTCTCATCGAAAGTGTAAACGAGGGCAGTATTGAAGATGTCGGAAATTCAATTTCAGAGATTATCGGAGATATTGCAGGAATTGATGAAACCTTTAACTGGAGAAGTGAAGAGGGATACAAAACACTTGAAAGGTTTATTAACTATGACCTTGCAGAACATTTTGTTTCAATTGACGGAAAGAGTGTACAGTCAATTGACGAAACGGCAATTGAAATGGCTTTTGATGTTGCTACGGAATATTTGAAACAACAGGCAAAAGAAGTTGTTCTTGACAATAATGCCAATAAAGAATTATTGCACAGTATTACCGAAATATATAATCAGGCTAACGAGGAACACGAACTGCTCTTAAAGGAAAAGAATGCAAGATATGCAGAACAGATTTCGGAGCAGAAGAAAAATGCCGAAAAGCAGATTAAATCTTTGGTAAGAAAGAACAATAAGAAAACCGAGCAGTATATCAAAAATGATATTAAGCTGAGGAATAAAATCAAAAGCGATGCAAAGGAATACAGAATTACTCTTCGTGCAACAAAAAAGACGGTTGCAGAAGAATACCGTGCTGAGCGTGATAAAACGAAGTATCGTCAGAAAATCAGTACAACGCTTGAAAGGCTTATTAACAGACACTTAAAGCCTAAGCCGAGCAATAATGTTCCTATTTCGGTTGTGAAACCTTTGTACAGACTTCTCTCCGAATTGACAGGCAATTATTCGGGATTTTCCAAAGGTGTAAACGACATTACGGAAAAGACGGGATATAACAAAACCGTCAATCAAAAAGATGAAAGAGTAAACAAAGTAACATTGTCAGCAGAAACCGAGAAACTTATTTCGGCTTTAAACAGCGAAATTGCAAATACTGACGGAAAAATTACTTTACCACCGGCAATGAGAAACGCTTTGCTGGGATATAATGTGTTTGACAACAAAGGCAATATCAAACAGCATTTTACAGGGCTTCTTGAAGATGTAAGAAATATTTTTGAGAAAGCCGAGAAAAACGGAAAAACCTCGTTAAAGGACTTTTCTCTTAGTGAGCTGAAAAGAATAAGCACAGCTTTCAGCGAAGTAAAGAAACTGCTTGACGCTGCAAATAAGATTGTCATTAACGGCAAGGAGTATGACGCTTATCTTGTATCACGAAAAGGTGCTGAGGAACTCAAAAAAGTTACAGGCACACACAAGAAAGGTTCTAATACACAGGCAAGCACTGCCAAGAGGACGCTTTTGGCATACCGCAAATATATGTCAGATCCGATACGCTTTGCACGAATGATTTCGGGTTATCACAATGACAGCGTGATTGTTCAGCTGATGGATATGCTGAATCAGGGACAGTCGGACGCAGAACAATTAAGCATTGACTGGACGAATAAGTATGAAGAACAAATGTCCCGTTTCTCATATAAAGCCAAAAAGGATTATGTCAGAGAGCAGGCAATGGAATTTGACGGCATAGACCCTAACACCAAAGAGGAACTTGTTGACAAGAAAACAGGCGAACAGGTTAAAGTTGGACTTACTGCCGATATGCTTGTTGAAATGCTCCTTGAATATGAGGATGAATACGGCAGGGCACATATGATGTACAGCGGTTATCAAGTGCCGAATATCAAGTACATAAAACGGAAAAACCAACAGCTTATGTATTCAAAGGACAGCGGTTGTTATATTCTTCCCACAGAGTCGGATATTTCACGAATCAGGGATTATGTCATGAACAATGAGATTGCAAAAACTGTTTATGAAATTTGCCGTGAGATGTACAATGAAGATATGCAGAATGCCGTCAACAAGGTGTCAAACGAAAAATACGGATATGAAATTGCAAAGGTAAAAAACTATTGTCCTATCACGATTGACGAAGATACGGTTTACGGAACATTTGCCGATGTGCTGATTAACAGAAGTATCAACAGCCGAGCATTCCTTCATGAAAGAGAAAATTTCAAGTACAACAGGCTGAAACTTAAAGGTGCAACGGCAAAGCTTACCTCTCAGATTAAAAGCGTGTCAAGCTGGTGCGGTCTTACGATGCCGATTGAAACATTTAACCGTGTGTTCAATATGCCACGCTACGACCACAAAAATGACAGCCTTGTTAAAGCTGTTCAGGAAGAAAACCTTAATTCTGCCGAAAATATCAGACAAAAAAATAACACCCATGCGGATGAAGAAGAAAAATCCAAGCTGAGCATTGACGAACACTTTACCGATAAGTACGATGAATGGGATAAAAAGGGCGGACGATTTTCGTTCAGAGTAGGAACAACATCAGAGGTTCTTCAAAGATTGGGTGTTGACGATAAAAATATTTGGTGGGATACTTCCAAAATACTTAAAATCAAAAACAAACACCCTGAAATGACAGATGATATTCTTAAACAAGTGCCTAATGTTTTGGAATCGCCTATTATTGTTATGGAGTCATATACAGTTAAAGGTAGATTAGTATTATTTGGTGATGTTTACGATGCAAAAAATAATCCCGTGTTGGTAGCTTTAGAGTTAAATCCTATAGGAGAGGGTGGAAAAAGCCTTGATATTATAAAAATAGCAAGTGCCTACGGCAAAGACAGTAATTTGCAACATATGATTGATAAAAGTAATATATTGTATGTTGAACCAAATGAAAAGAGAACCCATACTTGGCTAACGGGTAATGGGCTCCAATTGCCTCTGCCTAGTTCCAAGTATGGATTCTCTGACAATATTAAATCACAGAATCAAGGTGATGTCAAGTACAGCGTTGAAAAAGAGGCGCACTCAACGCTCAGCATTGACGAGGTTCTTGATTTCATTGAAAGGGAAGAAAAGCAAAAGAAAAAGAAGGAAAGCACATCGACAACGGAATATTTCCCGAGTATGAAGGAAATAATGAAACAGCAATGGGGCAACGAAAGCGAAGAATACATAAGTAAACTCATGGGCGATTTGCAGGGCTCGACAAAACAGGCTGATCCGGGCAGAATTGATATGCTGACAGGAAAATATATAAGAGCGGTACTGACAGCAAATATCTCTTCGGCTATCAAACAGTTATCTTCTTATCCATTGGCAGCGGCAAGGGTAGGCTGGAAAGCAACCCTTGCAGGACTTAAACACATTCGTCCGGGAAAGCATACTCCGTTTTTAAACAGAGCGTTACCCGACAGCTACAAGCAAAGTATTCCGTATGATGAAATTGCTAAATATACTCCTATACTTGAATACAGAAAACAGGGCAACAACAGCCGTGAAATGGCAGAAATCAGCAGATACAAAGGCTTGATTGACAGTTCGGGTTGGGTAGGACATACTCTTGACCGTTTAAACTGGATTGAAAAAAATGATGTGCTTATGGTAGAAATGAACTACTGGATTGCCTATGAGCATGTAAAGGGCAATATGGGAATATCTCCCGACAGTAAGGAATTTATGCCGAATGTTGCAAAAACGCTTGAGGACATTATTAACAATATGATGCCTAACAGTTCGGTAATGCAACAAGGACAGATTTTGAGAAGTAAAAATCCCGTGAACAGAATATTTACAATTTGCAAAAGTCAGGTTTTCTGTATGGTAAATGCCGCAATGGACGCAAGCGGTGAATACAACGCAAGGCTTAAAGATTACAAACAGGCTGTAAGTGAATCTGAAAAGAAGCAGGCGAGAACGGAAGTTAAGATTGCAAAGAAACAGCTTGCAAGGACCTACTCCGCAATTATTGTCAGTACAGCTATGACCTGCGGAATTTTGATGCCGTTGATAGCCGCATTGTTCGGCAAGTGGGACAGATACCGTGACGAGGACGGCAATATTACTCCGTGGTCTGTCGGTTCAAGGCTGTTGAAGGATTTCGGTTCTGAATTAACGGGCATGTTCCTTTTCGGTGACACGGTGTACAATACCGTATTAGCACTCATTGATAAAAACGAAGAATTTTACGGATTATCTCTTCCGGGTGTTGACACGATTAATGACTTTATAACGGGAATCATAAACATTGCCCGTTCCGATACACCCGAAAAGCTGAGAAAAAATATTTCTTCACTTGTGGGAACACTCGGAATGCTGACAGGACTTCCAACAAAGAATTTGATGAACTTGTTTCAGGGAGCATGCAATCACATTGAAAACTTCACAAAATACGGCGGTACACCGACTGTTAATGACTACGGTGAAGTGTCTATGCAGATGTATGCTAATTACTGCTATGAGGCTCTTATTGACGGCGACAAAAAGAAATTTGCAAAACTTTATTCAGAATGGCTGAAAGGAAAGACTTCCACAGGCAAGCAGGTTGATAAAAGCTATATTAACAGCAAACTGAAAACAGAGCTTGAAGATGATACGGAAATCATTGCCGCAGGAAATGCGTTCTTTAACGGCGATTTGACAGCATATGAAAACACGGTTGAAAAGTATTCTGACTTAGGCTTTGACAAAACAACCGTTGTAAAAGCCATTAATTCGATTGTCAGTGACCTTGAAGATGAACAAAAAAATGCAGAAGGACTTGATAAGTACGACAATGAAGAAGAGAGTGACAGCAAACCCGAATTGTACAAGTATTCGGATGCATTTGACTTTTTGAAGAACGGCGATACTGCGAACTATGAAAAGGTTGAAAAATACCTTATGGAGCATAAAGGTAAGACAAAGAATCAAATGAAAAAGCTGATGCAGAGTGCAAGCCGAACTGATCCGATGTTTGAGCAGTACATTTCTGCAAGTAAGAGCAATGATGCAGATACGACGCACACATTGTACAGGCAGTTACTGAATGTCTACGGTTCTGAAAGCAGATTTAAATCTGCTCTCAGAAAATATCAGGATAAAATCAAAAAGCGACAAGGTAAATAAACAAATTGTGAGGGCAGCGGAAACGCTGTCCTTTTTGTGTGGGTTTTAACTTTTTTGAGTCGGCAGAAAACTATATAATGTAAGTAATGATAGGGGGCGGCATTGTGAACACACTAAAATTTGAAGTATATAAAAATACCCTGAAACGCAGAGACGGATTTAATCCGGTTCTCGGTGAAAAGAAATACACTAAAATCAAATGCTACTTTATGGAATCCGACTGGGACAACTGCTCTCTTGTTACTGCCAACTTTATGAGCGAAAAAGATAATATCATAAAAAGCACAGTGAGCCTTACAACTGATGACAAAACCGCAGTGTTTGACATACCGTCAGAGCTTGAGGGGGATAAAGTCTATTTCAGCCTGACCGGAAGTTATGCAGATAGCAATGGCAATACAGTAACACTCAATACCAACCTTGTCGGAATTAACAGGCAGAAAGGTATGTTGCCGAGTGCTTCAACTGGCATAAGCCTTTTCGAGAAAATTATAGTGGCTGTAAACAGTATGGCATCAAGACTGAAAGATACGCTGAATCAATTCATGAACACATATCCGAATGTTGATGCAAGTAATTTGACTTGGCTCAACGTCAGATCGTTAGGAGTAGATAACACAGGCGCTGACACTACTCTTGGTATGCTTGTATTTTATCCGCTTGACAACAGAACTTTATATTTTCCGAAGGGAACATATAAATGCAACGGGTTAGCCCTCGAAAATGTTGAAAATCTGACAATTATATGTGATAATGCTGAATTTATTTATTGCAATAAAGCTACTGACAACACAGACTCAGCAGGCACAAGTGTACAAAGTACATTTTTCAAATTTACCGGTTGTAAGAATCTGACCGTTATTGACGGTAACTTTGACGGCAAAAATAAAGTGTCACAGATTATTACTTTGATTAATTGCCCAAATGCAAACATAGACAATGTTAATATATCTAATGCAGGCAATGCTTTATCGGCAACAGCGGCAGGTATTAATTTTTTGAGAAACTGCTCACACTTTAATGTCAGAAATGCCAAAATATCAGGCATTAAAGCCGGAACTGTCGGCCCAGACGGATACATTCATTCATTTGGCATTGGCGTGACAAGCGCAGGAAACGGGTACAGTCAACACGGTAACATTGTTAATGTGCGAATTAATGATATTGACGGATATAATTCCGGAGATGTTAAGCCGGACGGTGACGGTATCTACTTGATCGAAAGGCCGACCGATGATTTCAGCGGTGACGGCTATATTAATATTTCAAGGTGCGAAATAAAGGGATGTGCCAAAAGAGGAATTAAGGTTTCAACAAGGCATGTCAATATCTCAGACTGCTATATTGATGTTGACAGCTGGGGCTCGGCAATTGAGGCGCAGTACGGTAAGTTGACATTGAGGGATTCAATTATCAAGAACAGATATGCAAGCTGTCTGACTCTCGACTGGGACAACGGCACTAACTACATTGACAATTGTAAACTCTACGGTGCAGGAAAAGACGAAAGCTCAAAGTACGGCAATTACAAGGGCAATGGTATTGTGCTTAATCAGAGGTTGTCGTCAAGAGACGAACCGTACAGTGATGAGCCGTGCAATATCAGCATTAACAACTGCTTCGTTGACGGTGTATTCTCTCCGATTATTTCGGGATATGACAATAACATCAAGTACAAGTACGGAAACATTGTTGTTGATAACCTTAAAATTGGTCACTACAGAGATGCATCGGCAATCAAGCTCAATTCTACTATGATGACAGATGTCAATCGGCTTGTACTTTCGGATATTATGTATCAGTACGGAACAACAGAAGCAGAAGTGCTGAACGCAAACAATGAGTATTATGCTCTTAGTAATACGGCAGGAACTACAATTAATCTCGGCACACTGTCATCATATGTTAATCCTAAGCGATTGGTATATGACACAAATCTTACCGATGATTACAATGAAATCTTTAAGTTTTATAACCTTAACAATGCAGACTTTGGCGGTGAGACAGCAAAGGTGACAGATGTGCTTGAAGATTCACCGAACAGTGCAGATATTGCCGACGGAACCTATACAAGTGTAACCAATACTAATTTAAGTGTGTCAGTCGCTGACGGTACAATGAATGTAGCTTGTTCAACGGCATACGCTTCTGCATCATATGTCTATATTCCAATTTCAAGCATTACTCTTGACGGAAATGTATTTGACTTTGTTGTTTCTGATATAAGCAAGACAACAGCAGATGTTACTTTAACGCTTGCCAATGCCAAGAAGGCTACAATTGCCGGATTAACTGAATTTGCGCTAAACAAAACAGTAAAATCAACCATTGTAGGTAATGTCAGCGGTACGGCATCGTTTGTCCGCATTAAGCTCAATGCAAACAAAACGGCAAGCCTCTCGTGCAAGGTCAACTTTAAAAATCGCCAAAAGGTTTTAAAAGGACAGGTGGAAGCAAGATTGAAAATTCTTGAAGAGAAAATAAAAACATTGGAAGGTGCAAACGCGTGATAGATTGGATTATACAATATTGGCTACAAGCTCTATTCGGTATAATACTTGCAGCAATTGTTGCGATAGTAAAAACGCAGTGGAGCAAAATTAAGGCTATTGGCAAAGGCACACAGTCATTGCTTAGGGCGGAGCTTATCCGGTCGGGCGAAAAATATATCGAAAGAGGTTGGATTGAGGTCTATGCAAAGGATGCATATGACAAATGCTATCAGTCATATCATCACCTCGGGCAGAACGGCACAATGGACGATATGCATGAGAAGGTCATGGACTTACCGACTAACCCTATTATAAGAAAGGATGAAAATAATGAATAAGCAGAAAATTAAGAAATGGGCGGTTGCGGCACTCATCAGAGCCGCAAAGACAATGGCACAGACTGCAGCGGCAACACTCTCAGTTGCGGTAGTAATGAGCGATGTAAACTGGGTAATGGTTGCAAGTTCAACACTTCTTGCTGGCATTCTCTCAATGTTGACAAGTGTCGGTGGCTTGCCGGAGCTTAAAGAAAGCGAGGAATAACAATGCAAAATACCATTACAAAACGACAGATTGACGAATTACTTGAAAAATCAGAAATTAAGGTCGAAACAGTTTACAGTAAAGTAACCGTTGTAAGTTGCAAACTGCCAAACGGATTTGTCTTAACTGAATCAAGCGGAGCAGTTGACCCAGCAAACTATGATGAAAAAATCGGTACAGAAATCTGTATGGCAAGAATCGAAAACAAATTGTGGGAACTTGAAGGATATGTCCTTGCAAAACAGCTTTACGAAAGAGAGAAACAGTAATGAAAACTTATATCGGAGTTAAAAAAATTGAAGCCGAGCCGATGACAAGAGGCGATTATAATACATACAGAGGCTGGCAGATACCTACGGACGAAAATCCGGATGATGAAGGTTATCATGTTAAGCACGCTGACGGTCACGAGTCGTGGTCGCCCAAAGAAGATTTTGAAAACACATTTTTTGAAAAGGGAAAGAACCTTCTGAACGATACGGCGTTACTTATGAGTAGTGAGGATTACAAGGAAAGATTTATAGCTGAATATCAGCAATTGGTAATCCGTTATAAAAGGTTGAAGAAAATGCTTGATGCTTGGGATAAAGGAGAACTGAAATTTGCTCCGACTTGTCCACGCAACGCATATAATATGCAGATTAAAGCAATGGCAGATTATATTGCTGTACTTGAATCAAGAGCATTTATTGAAGGTATAAAAATATTTGCAGAACAGAAAGCGAGTGATTAAAAATGAAAGTTACTGCTGTTGATGTAAGTTTCTGTCAGACGAATGTTGATTACAACAAAGTCAAGGCTGACGGTATAGACACGGTTATTATTCGTGCCGGCTTTGGTAGAGAAACATATCAGAAAGACGCACAGTTTGAAGAACATTACAAGAACGCAAAAGCCGCAGGACTGAAAGTCGGTGTATATTGGTTTTCGTATGCGTACAGCGTTGCCGAGGCGAAAAAGGAAGCAAGTGCTTGCCTTTATTGCTTGAACGGCCGAAAACTTGATTTACCCGTGTTTTATGACCTTGAGCTTGGCTCTCAGACCAAACTCGGCAAAGACACCTTAACCGCAATGGCTGTAGCATTTTGTGAGTGTGTTAAAGTTCACGGTTATTCAGCCGGCGTTTATGCAAGTGCAAGCTGGTTTGCAAGTTATCTCAATTACGAGAAACTTAAAAAGCAATATGCAATTTGGCTCGCACAATGGAGAACAGACTCTCCGTGTCGTACTTGCGACATCTGGCAGAACTCCGACAGCGGAAAAGTCAACGGCATTAACGGAAATGTTGATACCGACATTATATTTAATGCTGACTATAAGGGCAGTTCAGCAACAACGAGTACACCACCGAAATACTACGGAATTAAAGCTGTGCAGGCTTGGGTAGGCACAACGGTTGACGGTATCTATGGCCCTGACACGAAAAAACATTTGGTTATGAAGTTGCAGGAAGAACTTAACCGTCAGTTTGGAATGAACCTTATTGTTGACGGAATTTACGGTGTGGGCACTCATAATGCAATTGTTGTACTCTCATACGGTTGTAGAGGTAATCTTACCAAAGTTTTGCAGGGCTTGCTCATCTGTAAAGGGTATGACACAAACGGCTTTGACGGTATTTACGGTGTTGGCACAAATTCGGCAGTTAAATCATATCAGCGGACTCACTGTTTGAATGATGACGGTATCGCAGGCGGCAACACTTTCAGAAGTTTGTGTGCTTAATCCAAATCCAACACGAAATCCAACACATCGAAAATAAAAGTCAGTATTTATCGGCATAATAAGATTAAAATAGTGGGTTCGATTCCCCTCATCTCCACCAACCCAGTCACGATTGCATATGCAGTCGTGACTTTTTCTATGCGGGGCATTAGTTATCAAGTTCGTGAGTTTCAAATGAATTCTGAATTTCAGAGGAAATGAGTGATTCGGAAATATCAAGCATTATGGGTGCTTTCGGTGTTTTATAAGGCGGAAAATTTGTTTTCTTTGGTTCTGTAAAATTCTGATATTTGCCGTCAAAGTTAAGCTCTATTTTTGCGGTTTTGCCAAATTTATTCTTCGCAATTATCAGCATGGTTTCTTCGGGAGGAATGCCTGAGTCACGGTTGCGGACATATTCTCTGTCAAGGAGAAAAACATAGTCACCGTCCTGTTCAAGACCTCCGCTTTCTTTCAAATCTTCCATTGTCGGAATATGGTTTGTATCGGCTCTTCTGAGCTGTGAAAGTAGAATAACGCAACAGCCTGTCTGCTTTGCAATCGCTTTGAGTTCGCCTGTTATGTAATCAATCTGAAGTCGCTTGCTCTCACCGAATTTCTTCAGCGTTGAAACAATCTGAACATAGTCAACAATTACAAGCTGAGGCTTTTCTTTGGCAATTTCAGAGGTGATTGCTTCAACATTTCTTGTTCTGTCCCTGACAATAAGATATTTTGAAATGTTCGTTCCTAATGCAAAATTTCTTGCTGTGGATTGCAGCTGTTCGGCATTCTGACTGTTTCTGAAATTCTCATAAGGAATATTGCATTGAGAAGAAAACACCTTGTCCAAAATCATATCGTAGGTCATTTCAAGCGAAAAGAACATAACCTTTTGACCGTGTAAGGCACAATTTACCGCAATGTTGAGTGCAAGCGTAGTCTTGCCGACAGACGGTCTTGCCGCAAGTATTGTGAGTGTGCCTTTCTTCAATCCCGAAGTAAAGCGGTCAAGCTTTGGAAAGTATGTTTTAATGCCCTTGTGAGCCTTGCCAATGTGCGAAATGTAATCATTGAGCATTTTCTCATTCTGCCTAAATGTGTCATTGTGAGCGATTTCATCGGCTGTATCGGCAATGCTCCTCAGCTTTGAAGGTGAAATACTGCCGTCAATGATTGAGCTTTCAAGGCTTGATTTCATAAATCTTTTTGCAGATTCATCAATCAGAATTTTAATATATTCATTCACATTGTCCGTTCTGAACGAACTGTCGGCACATTCAAGAATACGCTGTTTCTGTTCATTTGAGCATTTAGAAAGCAAAATACCTGTATCCGGATTTCCGCTTTTGAATTCTTTGCGGATAATTGCGAATAGGGAACGGTTGGTTTCATCTGTGAACAAATCGTCCGACAATTCGCTGATGAGGCTTTTGCCCTCGTCAAAGTTGATAATATGACCGATGAGTCGGTTTTCAATTTCTGTTGTATCTTTCATATAACCTCCGTAATTTATAATGTTTCATATGTTGACAGAATGTCAAAATCTTTCTTTGGCTTAACGGTGTCAATAGAATTCAGATAGCTTTCAAACTTTGTCCCGAACAGCGTTTGCGGTCTGAGGTATTGTGCGTAATCACTCCCAAGCCACTCACTGCACTTGATGTCAATTACTTTCTTAAAATCTTCAACAGTAAAGCCTTCGTTAAGTCTTGCTTTAATAAGACTTTGTGTTGCAGCGGTTAAACTGCGAAAATTCTTTCTTGCTCTCAAATTCAAATAGTCGATAATCTCCTTGATTTCGACAATATATTTATTATTATTTTTATTATTATATTTATGTGAAGTTTTCTTCATGGGGGGAGTGAAATTTTCTTCATGGGGGTATGAAGTATTCTTCGTAGTGTCCGTGTCCTGAATTACAGTCATACTCCTTAGTTTGATGTAAGATTCGTTTGCATTTTCAATCTTACGATATATGAATTTGTATTTTACAAGTTTAGAAATTGAGCTTTGAATTGTTCTTGTGGTGGTATTTAGTATCTTAGCAATCGTGTCATTACTCATAGTGCAACAACTGTCATACATTCTGCAAGCCGATTCAATAATACCGTAAACAAGCTTGTCCGTAGAATTCAATCTCTTGTCCGAGAGTATGTTGTATGAAATTGTTATGTATTTGCAACCGCTCATATAATCACTCCTGTTGTAACTAAAGAAGAAAACCCCTCCACTTATACCCCCCTAATCTAAAGAAAAATGCATAGAATAATGCAATTTTTCGAAAATTTAATTAAAAATTATTAGAGCGAATTTGCGTAAAGTAATGCAAAATAAAAACCACCCAAAATCGGGTGGTTGTGTAAAGTGATTATTAAAATATGAATGATGAAATCACGCTGAAATATTATTAAACTAACATCAATCATACAAAGAAGCATAACTGTGCGGTGGTATGATGAATTGTTCTGTCAGGTCCACTTTTGGGTTTGAGGAGTCTGCTTTGAATGCGAGAACGGTCATCAAAATCATTCCGATTACGCCTATTGCGAAGAAAATGCACGAGGGGAAACTTAGCAATCCTGCAAGTATTGCCGAACCGTTTAAATTTGTTCTGTCAACAATGAGCGTTGTTATCAGAACAATAAATCCGATTGGCATAAAAATTCGCATTTGTACGAACATCAGCCATATGTTTTTCTTTGCAACAGCGGCAATCAGCTTCCAAAGTACTTTGACTACGCCTGTAACAAGGCATATCACTGCTCCGATTACAAACAATGTGCTGTGAAAAAGACTGCCTACTCTCTAATTGCCGACAGTCCGAAAAATATAACAGGAATCAAGTCAAACACCGCAAGCGGTACGCTGAACCCCTCGGGAATTGTATCTTTTGTCATCTTATTTTTTCGTTGCTTATCCATATTTTCTCCGAATAAATCGTAAGTAGTTTTATAGTTAAAATTATATCACAGTAATAATTTTGGTTCAATAAAAAAGACAAATTCACACATCATAACAGGCACGCTGTTAAGCGAAAATCCCGTGAGTGAATTTGTCCTTTTTGTTAAGTTAATATTTAATTGCCGTTAAGATTACTGTAAAGTATAACGGTTCTTTTTAAATCATCTATTTTGTTATTCAAATCTCTTATTTCCAAAAGAGTTTCCACCATCAATTCTTTTTCCGGTAGCGAATACAATCGTTCTCTTTCTGCATTTCTCATTCTTACATATTCTTCGTATTGTTGTTGTTTTCTTTCCTGAAGTTTTTTAAACATAATTTTCTCCAAACTGTTAATTAAAAAAATTATTCATCAAGTAATTTTATGAGTACGGCTTTTGCATCACTTAAAACTTTTCCCGAATAATTGTCACCTCTTGCAATGCGATCTTTTATTCCGATAACGCAATGGGCGGCTATGTCGATAGGTGAATAGCCAAAGTCGGAAATTTCCTCGGGGTAATACTTTAGCATTCTTAAAAATGCATCGGGAGCAACATAGTAGTTGTCCATATTGTCAAGAGCTAACAAAAATGCCCTTTTGTACAAAGCGTGTGAATAATCGAGATTTTGCGGTAAATCGCCGTACCTGTACATATCACCAAGCTTGTAAACAGACGGAATATCGCCGAAAATAGCCGCCTTTTCCCAACATTCTTTAGCTTTGGTTTTATCAACAGGAATGCTTCTTCCGTAGTAATAGCAGTAGCCAAGATTGCTCAGTGCGGTTATATTTCCCATATCGGCAGACTTTTGATAAAGCCTGATTGCTGTTTCATAATCGCCCGCCTGATACGCATCTGCACCTTTGTTAAGATAAATCTCATCTTCGGTGAGTTCTTCAAATTCATCTTCATTAAATTTATTTTCTTCGTTAATATAATCAAGCTTCATATAATTCATACCTTTCTGTTAATAATTGTTTTTAAGTTCAAACCGGTTATTATTGCTCTGACATAATTGTAACATTATCGTTATACGAATACAATACTGTAGATAATAAATCAGCATAATCATCAAGTTTTACTATGGTTATTTGTATGCTTTTACTATGTGTAAATTTTGTTATGCACATTGCAGGTGCTTTGCTTATGAATTTTGTCTGTTAATGCTAACGGATTTATGATATAATAAGCACGGAAATTATAGTTATAATCTAAAGTGTTTGTGAGTGCTTATTATATGAATTTATGTTCCCCTCAAATTTTGCCTTGCAAAATTCTCGATGGGTGATTATATCATAATGCACCTTGTGATTATGATATAATAAGAATATTTCAATCATTTTCTTTTCCTCAGCTTTGTTCCTGTGTAGAGAAGTGTAATAGCCGTTCCTGCACCTTTTGCAAACATTTCTACTGCGACTTTTGCAGTCAATGTCATTATAAGTCCAAACATTTTTACCTCCGATTTTAGTTTTTGATGATAAGTTTTTCCGTTGCAAGTACAACTGTTGTTGTCACAGCAAATCCAAGCACAAACCATAATGCTTCCATTACTCTGCTCCTTTCGGTCATTTGTATATGCAAAAATGCACTCACAGACTTTTGATAAGAAAAAGGCTTTGACCTTTTACAGTCAAAGCCTCATACTGCCATGGCAATGTCTTGGGTTTATTAAGTTTTATCATACTGCCTTATAAAACCTCGGCATATTCTGTGGCAGTATTTTTGTTTAAATTTCGTTTGGATTTTTACTTTATCATTTTTAAAAATTCCTGTTTTGTCAAAAGCTTTGCAAAGCCGTAGTCACGACATATTTTTTGGCAAATCCTTTTTGTTTCATCGTCCATACCGCAGTCAAGGCAAATTACACAGTCATTTCTTCCTCTGCTTATCCATTTTACCCTTGCGGCAGCACTTCGCAAAATATATTCGGCATTTTCACATTTTCCGCTGACGGGAGCAACAAACA